TTCGCCTCATCTCTTGATTTAAGTCCAGCAAATCTTTGGTTAGCTGTATGAATGTCTCCGTTAATAATTTCATTTATATAATCCTCGTCAGCCATATAGTGTGCTAACATTCTTAATTCTAATCCACTTGCATCTATACCTACAAGTTTATATCCTTCTGGTGTAGTCCAACAATCTCTACATTCTTTACCATAAGGACTGTAGACAGCAGGTACTTGAGCCATGTTAGGACTTCTGTGTGCCATTCTACCTGTAATAGCACCGGTAGAAATTACAGAACCATGAACTCTATTATCTTTTTTGTCTACTGATTCTATCCAAGAATGTACTTGTGCTAATCTTTTTTGATACAATAAAAAGTCTGCTATAAGTTGAGCTTCTTTTATATGTGTAATCTTTTTGAGTGTGGTCTCATCTACGATAGCTTGACCAGTTGGAGTAAACTTATTTGGCTTCCAACCAAGCTCTTGTAATCTTTGACCTATTTGTTTTCTTGAGCCTAGATTAAACTCTTGAAGAGTCTTTCTCATGAAAGGTTTTTGCTCAAGTCTACCCTCTATTATATCTGTATATTCTTGTTCTGTCAATCCCTGTTTAGAAAGTTTACCGTCTTTTTTTAATTTAGGTGTAATTAATTTATCATCTATCCATATTGGTTTAAATGTTTCGTGTACTTTGTCTTCTGTCTCTTTTAATTTAGAACTTAATTCAGATGTAAGTAACATTGCTTTTTCATAATCAAATAAAAATCCATTTTGTTTTTGTTCTTGTAATAAATGTGTAACTTTGTGTTCTAATTTTATTGATTCTTTTGAAAAACCTATAGATTCTTTTTTTAAATAATTAAATAATTTAAAGTTTATATTTACATCTCGTTGACAATAAGATAGCATATCCTCGTTGTACGAATCCCATTCAGGAGCTTCTTTTTTAGGTAGACCCAACTTATATCCCCACTTAGCTATGCTATGTCCTCCTTCTCTATTAGGATTAAATAATCTAGATAAAACTAAAGTATCTACAACTTTATCAGAACTGTATAAATCTACACCTTTTAATTTTTTAATTACAGGTATATCAAATCCTATAATATTGTGTCCAATAATTTTGTCTGCATTTTTTAATAATTCTATTCCTTCATCAATTTTATCTTCAGGATAATTATAAAATTTACCCTTATCATCTATAGCTACAATACACCATATGACTGTAGGATTTAATCCGTCTGTTTCTATATCAAATACTAATTGCATCTTCTTCTACCTCAAACTCTGATATATCTTCCTCTGATAATCTGCCTGTATCTTTATCATAGACTAATGAACTAGCTAATCCTACATCGCCTGTGTATCTAGATTTTAATACACGAAGCTTTGTTGTTCTTGCTTCAAGCTCATCGTCTGATTGCTGATTCCTTTCTAATGCTATCACACAATCACTTAATTGTCCAATACTATTTGAACCACGAAGATGAGATAGAGATACTTCAATACCATTCTCATGTCCTTTGTTACCGTCAACTCTTCTTAGATGTGATACAAGTATTAATCCTGCTCCTGTTTCTTCAACCAAGCTACGAAGTCTAGTCATGATAGAATCAATAGCTCTTCGTTCATCTCCCTCATGCACAGCACTAACAAGCATATGTAAATGGTCTACCACAACCCACTTACAATCACAACCAACTATAAGATATCTAAGCTTTGCAAAGATGTCATCTATCTCGTTAGTGCCAAAGTGTGCATGAATGAATACCCTATCTTCTTCAAATACTTTGTCAAACATTTGCATGATAGTTTCTTTGTCAAACTTTTCTCGTTCTTGGTCAATGTAAAGTCTTGCATTAGCTTCGATAGAAAGTATACCGTCAACAGTTCTTTTCCAATCTTCTTCCAATGCAATCACACCTACATTATCTTCTGTTTGATTTATAAGCCAATGCTCTAACTCTCTGGTAACACTAGACTTACCTAACCCTGTGCCACCAGTAAGAGTTACGAGTTCTCCCTGCCTTAAACCATATAACTTTTTATTTAATCCTTCCCATGGAAAAGCTATACTCTCTTTCTTTTGTCTATCAAAGTAAGATACTTTTTTATCTGATACTTTTATAATACCACTAGGAGTATATAGTTTTGCATCCCACCAAGCTCTTGTAAAGTCTTGATGTTTACCTTGCTTAAGCATATCATTAGGGTCTTTATATCCATTAGGTAATGTTACAATCTTTGCTTTTCCCGGTTTTAAAATTGTAGCTACTTTCTTTGCAGCTTCCTGACCTTGCTTGTCTTTGTCAAAACATAGCACGACATTGTCAAAACTTTCTACATACTCTAAACTTTCTTTTATATCTTTTACTGCAGATAAAGCTCCTCTCTTAATACTTACACAAGCCCACTTGCTACCTAATAATTCAAAGGCTGCCATAGCATCGCACTCTCCTTCTGTGATAGTAAGATACTTACCACCTTCCTTAAATAAATTTTGTCCAAACAATCCAGAGCCTTGTATAGAACCATTAAAAGAAAATCTTTTATCTTTTACATACCTAGTCTTTATAGCACATTGCTCATTGTTTATGTAGTAAGGATATAAATGCTGTGCCATTTGACCATTCGAGTCATAAATAACTTTTACTCCATACTTTTCTGCTGTTTCTTTTGTGATATTTCTATCAATTAATTTACCAAATATACCTCCATGTGGATTTACAATGGTAGTTGGTTGTTTATATTTTTCCATTGGTGTTACCTTATCTTCATAATTACTATAAAACTTGCCACAACTAAAACATTTAGCTGACCCGTCTTCATTTACTGATACAGCATCAGAACTGCCACACTCATGGCATGACACATGATACTTTACAAATTTATTTTGTTCCATGATACCCTCATTGAATTAAAATGGAGAGATTGCTACCCCGAATTTAATCTAGGTTTTACACAATCTCTCACTTGGAGATACGAATTAGTCTTCTGAATCTGTTGCTCCACCGTCTTCTGTCGGTGTTTCAACTGTATCCTTTACGACTTCTTCTTCTTTATTCTCTACCAAAGATTCAGGACAATCTTTTAAGAGGGCTTCTAGATTTGCCCTGTGTGTTGAACTGGTAAAGTTTAAAGCTTCTAACAAAACCTCAAGCTGACCTACTTTATTTATCATAACAGTAGCTTGAGTTCTAATATTTTCGTCTTCTACTTTTGATACATCATAAGTTGTTGTACCATTTTCATTGTTAATAGTTACAATCATATTAAAACTCCTCGCCGTCCCCATAAGGGTCTAGCTCTGCTCCGTCTTGAGATTTTAAAGGAACTAAATCTAAAACCTGCATAGCTTGGAAATCTAAACCTTTAAATGTTCCAAACTTATTTTCGGTTTCCCATTCGTTGTATTGAACTTTTACAGTAGAGCCATTACCTACGACTTCGTCCATAAGATTTTTCTCTCTGTCGAAAAGTTTAGGTGCTTGTCTGACCATGCCATTCGGACCATTTACTTTTCGTTTAATTGTTAAAGCTCTTCCAACATTTGTTGAAGCTCCTTGCTCATCTGTAATAGATAAGTCTTTTATTCTAAACCCACGAGCTTCAAAATCATTTGCAACTGAATCATCTACTACTAAATCGACTGTATACACAGGCTCGAAAGTAGTATTTGGTGTAGTTACTGAAGCCCAGTAAGCTTTTCCTTCTAATACTGCCATATTACCTCCTTTGGCTTTTTATTGTGTCGTATTATACAACACATCATCATCAATGTCAAGTAAATTATCTAATTTATTTACATCAATGTTTTCTAATATTTCTATTAGAAACTTGTCCCCAACTGTTTCAACAGTATGAGGAATACTTATATTGTGATTTACACTTAAGTAATCTACATAAGTATTAAATTGTTTATATTCTTCTCGTGTTAGTGTAGCTTTCATATTATTTCTTTTTTTGTTTATTTTTAAATGCTAAAAACCATTTATCTCCATTCCTTTCTGCATCTTTAAATACTGCATTGGTAAATATAATTGGTATCAATACAGTTAGATGAACTATAATACTTGTAACAGTATCGTATCCATACCAACCTAAATAATAGGTAGCTATAAATCCAAAAAATACTGACCACATTGTAAACAATACTAACATAAAATATGCCTGTAAAGAAGGCTCATTAATATTTTTAAGCGGGTTATATTTTACATCCATAATTAAATTCCAACACTCTGATATACAATAAAAAAAATTCTTCATACTGCCCACCATTCTGGTTTAGCTCTACCTTTTTCCCATTTTGCATAGTGTTTTTCATGGGTACAATAATTTCTATAAGCTTTGATAGGGTCATTATTTTTGTACTCATCAGGCATAGCCTGTGCTAGTGGTGTTTTAATCCAACCAGTACGTTTAATATTATCTGGTATTTTAGATAAATGTTTAGCAAGTTTAACTATACTTGCATGTGTCTTACCATATCTGTAATTATATTCTGTTCCTAATGCTAAAAAGTGTCTGTATAACCAAAAGTAATTAGCACTACACTCTCTAGCCCATACTGTACATGGATGATTCCAATAGGCTCTTTTGTATAAACCTACCTCATCAGCATAGTCATCACCATCTAATTCTCTATGTGCTGTGCATAACATCTGTGCTGTTTCTAGTGGCATTTTTACTAGCATTTTATC